TGTTTTCATGTCTATCTCCATTTATTTAAAAAGGGGATTTTCATCCCCTATAGTTTATTAACCTAATAAAGCTGCTAACTGGTCATCAGTTGGTAAACTGTTTTCAGAGATTTCAGCTTTAGGACCTGCTTTAGACAGCTCAAATGTAATACGTGGTAATACTTTTGTACCAGTTTCATTTACATTTAAAGATGTACCGTCTTTCATTGAATCGAATACTTGGTTCAATTCTGCAATTACTGCATTTCGAATGAGTTGTTGTTTAGCCCATTCGGAGTCAGTATTGATATTCTTAGATTGAGTCATGAATCTATCTAAGCTTACTACAATACTGTTATCAGTAGATAAGCGTACAAATGTACCATCTGCTAATGTAACACCTAAATTCAAATAGAATTTGTTGGTTTCTTTTTCAGTTGTAGTAGTAGTTTGAGTTTCTGGTTTACGATAAGCCATATTAATTTCCTTTTGTTAAGTTGTTGATAAGTAATGAAGCATATTGCCTCAACATAACCATCCCAAACACTAGAGAATGGGATAGATATGGAATAAAGTCTGTCTATATGGAATAAAATAAAAAAGGGAATAAATCCCTTTTTATTATTGGTTCATTAAATCGCTGTAATCATACTTACAGCCATGAACCTCATACGCTTCATCAGTGCCATCACATTGTTGTGCGATACCGAGTTCGTAATCAATCGCATAAGAAATGCGTTTAGGCATATCTGCTTTTGCACCTACTGCGATTGTTGTTAATAAAGCTACAATAACAAATGCAATACTGTGACCTAGACCAATTTTATTGATTAAATAATTCATGCTATTCCTTAGTAACTAACGTTACATGACCTAATGGAGATGTTACTACAACCCAATCAGCGTTTTCCCAACGTAATAACAGTTTTAGTACAGAATGCCAAATCTGTACACTTTTACTACCTCCACGACTTTTACATTCTGTTGTATTGGTTTCTTGTTTAGTTACCTTTACTTCAGAACGGTTATTGTTTAATGCAAACGTTACTGCGTCTGCTGGATTATTGAAGTTTAATACTTCACTATCAATAAGATAATTCATATTTACTCCATATCATCTAATACATCGTAAATATCAAAATCATAATCATATGGATATTCTATAATTTCCTCCAAACGGATTGTTGTTAATAAAAAAGTTTAATGAAGAGCACCTATATTTGAACAGAACGAACGTTCTAGAATGCGTATAAGGTAAGAGAGTACGCAGATGAGAGATGCTCTTGGTTAAACCCAACACAACCACACCAAAACTATATAAACACACCACGTTCAGCTAGTTTCTTCTTCATAGCTTTTAGTGTACTTTTACTATATAGATTGTAAGGTGATAGTCTAGTACCAAATATACTATTATAGGTACTAATTAACTTATAATTGTCCATGTTAAGTCCTTAGAAAGATATTATATCTGTATATAAATATCTTCCAGTTAGCGTATTAATGTTTAATAAATAAAAAGGGGACAAAAGTCCCCTTAATGTTATAGACCCAATAAAGTGTCCAATTCAGTTGCTGAAGGCAATGTTCCTTCAGATTGAGCTTTACCACGTTTACGTAGTGAGAAGCCTAATAATGGCAATAGTTTAGCCATTGTTGGATGCTCCATTAATTGAGCAAATGTTACAACTTCACCTTCATCCATTTGTGCTGTAATTTCATTTAATGCACTGATGAATGAGTTACGGATAAGTTGTTGTTTACCCCAATCTGAATCAGTAGTGTTTACTGTTTTGGTTTCACCTAAGTAACGGTCTAAACTGATTGTTAAATGGTTACCACTGTTTAATGGTACGCTCATGCCATTTGATAAGTTGAACTCTAAGTTTAAATAGAATTCGTTTACTTCTTTATCAGTAGTTACAGTAGTTTCTTGTTGAGCTGGTTTACGGTATGCCATAATAAATTTCTCCATAGTTTGTTGTTTGTTAAAAGTATAGTAAACACCATTGTTTACCAACATAACTACACCAAAAAAGATATTAATGGACCACTACTATACATTAGACAACACAAGGTTAAATGCCCCCCAATATATAACACACTGATTTTATTCTAAAAAATATAGCATTTGATTTTTGTTATTTTTTATGCTACTTTTGCAAGTGCAATTTGCATTGCTTGAAAGCTTGCTTTCAGACAAGCAAATAAACACAGCAAAAGTGCAATATAAATCCTACCTATTTTATTCTTCTTTTATTCTTTTCTAATGCATTGATAGCCTATAAGGTGATGATATTATTTATCTTTATGCATATGATATTCATCTGTTATTCATTATTACAGCATAATTATGCATATTTTATTCACATAAGAGTTATTTATTTATACTAAAACAGTATGTATATACAGTATGTGTATTCTTGTGTATAACTGTGTTTATTTTGTGTAATAAATTGTGTATAAAAAATAAAAAGGGGATTTCTCCCCTTATTTATTATTTCTGTTTACGTGAATAAACTTCTTTAGCTTTGGCTTCAATACGGTCTACAACAGTATTGATTGTTTCTTCAGATAAGCTTGTTTTAGCAACAAACTTAGTAAATTCTTCTTCACGGCGAAGTTCTTCTTCTGCTAAATCTTTTAAGAAGTTATTTCTACGACTAGCACGTGCTACTTCACGGTCTAAACTAAACTCATGGATTTCATTTGATGCAAGAGATGCACCGTCAGAAACTGTAGCGAATAAAGAGCTGATAGTATTAGTAGTATTGCTGAATAAAGTTTTGATAGACATAATAAATCTCCATAGTATAAGTAATATAAACTGAGCAGGATTGCTCAACATAACTAAACCAATACAATATGGAATGAAATAGAGAATGGAATACTATACATGGTGTAAGAATTCAAATAGGGGGGGGGGATACTACACAAGAGGGAATCTGTGTGTATAAGGTGTTCTAAATCTACTTCTATATTTTAAAAATTTGGCTAATCCTAAAAAATAAAATTGAACCATATCTATTTCTTGTTTTCTTTGGTTCAATTTAGTATAGTGTAAGAGTCTTCTCTCGAAGATAATCATGTCAAGTTTCTTAATTTAATTTCCTTAGTATACCCCCTCTCCGTATTGGAAGAGGGGTTTTTTATATACTTGGAGATTAGGGACAAGAAAGAACAAAAGACTATGGAGATTTTTTCTTTTCTTTCCGTCCCCATTAGGGGACGAGTATATTGGTATAAAGTTGGTATAGAGTTGATATAGGTTGTATTTCTGTTGGAGTTATATTATGCTCTGGATTCATAATATTGATATAAGGGGTTAATATGGCTAAATTTAATTTTAAAAGACAAGATGTATCTCTTGTAGATAAAGAACAACAAAAGGCTGATAGAGCGTTAGCTAGAGGAGACTTTCCTAAAGAAGTAGATGTAGACTTTGATAAGAAAGTGAGCTTAGCTATATTGGAAGAACCAGAACCAGAGCTACTATCTGTAGAAGGATTACAGAAGATTTATCCTAGAAAGGTGAATAGAGAGACTCTGGAAGAATGTGTGAAGATGATGAATGAGTCTATTGTAGGTATGGACTCTGTTATGAGAGAGCATTATCGAGATAATCTAGTAGGGGTTATTGATGTTATTAAGGAAGGGGAACGGATTAAGTTTGCTGACTATGTGAAAGCTGTAAAGTTCTGTTCGTTTAAGATGGCAGGATATACTGATACTAGGGCGTATAGCTTGACCTTTCCTGAGCGTATAGAAAGAATGGCTAGAGAAGGGATTTCTAATGCTAACTTGTATGTATATGCGAATAGTTATGCGAAGAATAAAGTTGTAGTAGAGATTATGGCTAAGCTCATGGTCCCTACACATATCATGTATCAAGACTATTTTCATATGGCTGTAAAGACTCAAGTAGAGATTATGACTGATGATAAAGTGAGTCCTAAAGTGAGAAGTGATGCAGCAAATAGTTTAATGACACATTTGAAACAACCTGAGATTAAACAAGCAGAATTGAGTATTAATACAAATGATAGTGGAATTATTAATCAGTTATCTGAAGCTTTGAATAACTTGAGTAAAGGGCATAAAGAACTATTAAGCCAAGGCAGAACAACACTTAAAGATATCAGCGAAGCTGTTATTATTGAGGTAGAAAAAGATGAGTAAGAAAGTAGAAGATTATCTTGCTGAAGTAGACTATAAAGCTATGGCTAGTGAGTATGTGCCTAGTGAGTTTTCATTAAGATACATGAATTTTATTAAAATGGTTAATGCCGGTAAAGAAGATATACAAGCTTCCCCAGCTATGCATTATAAAATGGCAGACAGTTTTGTTAGTAAAAAGAGTAGAATTGCTAACCTTGTTTTTCGTGGTGGAGCAAAGACCTCTGTTTTTGCTGAATATTTGGTTTTATATTTAGCAATTTTTAACACACTTCCTAGTCTTGGTTTATGTAATGTGATTATGTATGTATCAGATAGTATGGATAATGGGGGTAAGTCTTTTAGAATGAACGTACAAGCTCGTTATGAGCATAGTGCATTTCTTCAAGAATATATTCCAGAAGCTAAGTTTACAGATGATAATTTAATATTTAAGAATAGAGAGGGTAAAGAGACTTACATTAGAATATTCGGTGCTGCGTCTGGTGTTCGTGGTTTTAAACGTAATGGTGACCGTCCTGTATTAGCGATTCTTGATGACTTAATTTCAAATGAGATTGCTAATAGTAAACTACAGCTAGATAAAATTAAAGATACAATTTATAAAGACGTAGATAATGCTCTTAATCCAATGCGTAATAAAATTATTCTTAACGGTACACCATTTAATAAAGCTGACCCAGTAATTGAAGCTATTGAATCAGGTGCATGGGAATCTAATGTATATCCGGTATGTGCACAATTTCCATGCGAAAAGAAAGACTTTGATGGTGCTTGGGAAGAACGTTTTAGTTATGAGTTTATTAAGGCACGTTACGAGGATGCAGTTAAACTTGGTAAAGTAAAAGCATTCAACCAAGAATTGATGTTGAGAATCACAAGTGAAGAAGATAGGGTAATTCTAGATAGTGATGTTTCTTGGTTCAAAAGAAAAGAGATACTTGAAAATAAACGAAGATACAACTGGTATGTTACTACTGACTTTGCTACTTCTACGAACCGAAAAGCAGACTATACTGTAATTGGTGTATGGGCAGTAGACCACAAACAGAACAGATATTTGGTAGATGGTGCATTAGGAAGATTCTTAATGAATGATACGTTTAATAGGATATTCGATTTTGTTTCTAAATATAATCCTATGTCAGTAGGGATAGAGGTAACAGGACAACAAGGTGGCTTTGTTCCTTTAATTAAAGATGAGATGTTGAGACGTAACGTATGGTTTACAATCGCTAAAGGAAGAGAAAGTACGAAAGAAGGTATTGCAGTTAGAACCAATAAGATGGATAGATTTAGACTAACTGAACCTGTATTTAAACAAGGTAAATTTTTCTTGCCAGAAGATTTAAAAGATAGTATTTTAATACAGGAACTGCTCGAAGAGCTTTCTACTGTTACTATTGATGGTATTAAAGCAGTACATGATGATGCGATAGATATGGTATCGCAGCTTGACCAAATGGTAATAGTTTATCCTTCCGAACAACAAGCTAATCTCGGTAAAGGGACTTCACAAGAAATGGACGATATCGACCCATTCTTCAATGAAACCAATACGGATAGTAATTATAGAATAAATGATTATTTGGTATAAGTTTTATGGTGAAGTTAAAAGATTTCTTACAATCTATTGCATTAGGTGAATTACAAAGTTCACCTCTTGTTCCAATCGGTGCTTGGGAATTAAATCCTGATAGAGTGCCGCAAGTTATTCAAGCTTTGAATCAAGGGCTTGAATACTTCTATTCAAATTTTCCTCTAAAGCAAAATGAAGTGATAATTCAGTTAAGGGATGGTACTACTCGGTATTACCTAGATGACTACTATTCGATTAGAAATGGTGGTTACATTATGGATACTGTAGAGAAACCTTTCCAGAATGATGTCCTTCATATTTTGTCGGTACACTCTACACAAGGTAGAGAATACGCTATCAATGATGATTATGGTTCGTTCAGTATCCACACTCCAGAATACAACTGTGTTCAAGTCAATGGCAGAACTCCAGAAAATTACTTAGTGATTAAGTATCAGGCAAAACATCCAGAAATTCCACTAACAGAACCAATGAGTAGTGAGTATCCTATATCCATTCCATCTTCATACAGGACAGCTCTACAAACTTATGTTGCATGTTTGGTGTTGCAAAATATGGGTGGTGAGCATTTACAGGAAAGCAACGCTCTATTTGCTAAGTTTAAAACACTTACAGAAGAGCTTAAATTACAAGGTATTGGTACAGTAACAACAGTAGGTACTAATATCAGACCAATGTTAAGAGGGTGGTTATAATGTTTCATAGACATCCGCCTATGCACAATCTTAATGAACCCAACCAATTAGTATCACATCAATTCACACCTGATGCTTTTTCTATGGTTCAGCAAGTGTATTTTCATTTAGGTACTTTAAAGCATATTGCAGAAAATCTTCATACTGTCGATACAGTAGGCAGAGAGATGTATAAGCTTGATGGTCTTAATCAATATCTCGGTGATATTGTAAGAGTATCTGATGCTTTAAATGCTATCGTATCTATTCAAAGAAACTTGCCGGTAATCTCAGAACTAGCACCTCGTATTGAACATTTTGTGTGTCAGCTTGACGACATCCAAGAAAAAATTAATCGTCATGAAGTTTCTTTTAAAGAAGCAATGGCGACAATTAACTGTAATGTTAAGCTACTCGAAGATATGTATATTCAATATGAATGTGGTTTAACCCATCTTATGGAAGAATACAAAGCAAATCTTTGTGAAGATTACACGAAATATAAAAATGACTTGGTTGAATATAGCGAAAGTATGCGTAAACAGCATGCTGCATTTACTCATGGTATGAGAGTACTAAAAGATGCTATTCAAGTACAAGATGCTAATAAGTTACTTTTAGAACATCTCAAGGCAAGTGATGCAGTAACTGATGCTCTATTTCTTGGTTCAGAAGAAGCTAGTGCTAAGGCACTAAAACAGATTAAAGAATCTGAAAAATGGGGAAATAACGAAGACGTTAATAGACAACGTTTGAATTATAAACTTCCTGCAAATAATGTTCTTAACGTGATGAAGTCTAATCAAGAACGTTTGCTTAAAGAAGGAGCTGCCTAATGTTAAATCGTATTTTAGGTGAATTCCCTATCTTTGCTAAGTTAGCAAAATTAGGTAAAAGAACCAACGTAAAAGGTGAGTATCTTCCTTCTGAATCTCAGCAAGCATTTGCTTTGTCAGACAAAGTTGCGTATGAAACAGGTGCAGAAAAAGTTACCCCTGAATTATTTAACGGTGCATTAAACTTTGTAACAAGTAACATGAGTTATTTGTTCCACAGAGGTGTACCAGAATTTTCATTGAATGTTGCTTATTCTAAAGGTTCTATTGTGACGTATGAAGGTGCATTGTATGTATCTCTTACTGACAATAATGTGAAACATATTTCACAAACTTCTCATTGGGGAAGATTTGTAATTGAACCAAATGCATCACACCACAATGATTATCCTAATGGTAAACCTAAAGATACTAATCCTGTAGGTACAATTCTTACTGTTCCAGTAACTACTAAACTAGATGGTTACATGGATTTTGTAGAAGGTGCTGAATTCAGTCCTGTTATTTACCCAGAGTTATATAAAGTTCTTGGTTCAAGTAGATTTGGTACTGGTTCAAACACTAACAAAGAATTACCTATTGGTTCATTGGTTCATATTCTTTCAACCGAATCTATTCCAGATGGGTGGGTAGAATGGAGCATGTATAGTTCTTTAGCCGGTTATCCAGAATTACATCAAGCTCTATCAAGAATGGTAGAACGTTTACCGATTGGTCCTGTTAAACAGGCATGGGTAGAAGCGTTAAAACAAAACCGTTTCCCTGAGTTTAGTGTAAGTGGTTTCCATTTAGGTATGAAAGGAACTGTAGGTGATTTTATTCATGATGCAGCTTCTGCAGGTAACTTATTAAGTTATCCAGTAGTTGTAGATAATAGCAACACACTAAATCCTCTTGGAGTTTCAAGATGTGCTGTAGACCAACACAAAGAAGTTGTGGGTGCAACCGTATCAGAAAAGTCGTATACGTCCTCAGTTGTCAGCCCACTCCTAGTTGTTGCACACCGTGCAGAACAACACAAAGATGTGGATGCGAAGATGGTTGTAGTATCAGAACCTGTAGCAGAGACTGTTCCGAGAACGCTTTCTACTCGTTTAATCGTAAAAGCTACAAACCAACGTCCATCAAATATTTCAAGTACTCATAAACAGGTAATTAAATATGCAAATTAAACGTCCTGATGTCATCAAAGTATTTGGTAAAAATGCAATGCAAGGTGACTACTTACCAGTTAAATTTGGTACTAATGTAGTAGTTGCTAAAGAATCTTTTGAAGACATTGCAAACAAAAACTTTGAATATGGTTTGGAATCACTTGAAGGTGATTTACAACTTAAAGACTTGAATACTGTATTCTTCTATCAAGGTGCTTTATTAAAATACCTATTCCAAAAAGGTATTCCAGAATTCAGTGCTTATGAAAACTATGAAGCTGGTGCAGTAGTTCAAAAAGATGGTGTAGTATGGGTAGCAACAAAAGCTATCGAAGCATCTCTTCACAAAAAAGAAGCTAACCCATGTGACCCATGTGGTTGTAAAGTGGAATGCGAAAATCCGGTATATCCCTCTAAAGAAGCTGGCTGGTGTAAGTTCATTACTTCATGTGAATATGATGCGAAAATCAAAGAATTAGAAGCAAAAGATAAAGCATTAGAAAAAGCTATTAATGACCTTAAAGGTGTTGAGGGTTTCTCTGTAGTACCTAACGCAGAAACTGGTGCATTAGAACTTCGTTTAGATTTATCTGATGGTTCTAAAGTTACTATCCCTATGACTAAGTTTGGTCATATTAAACAAAACGATGATGGTTCATTATCTATTACTAATGCTGATGGTTCTAAAATTGCATTACCTAAATTTGTTGCAGAAAAAGATTTAGACCAACAAAAAGGTTTTATCTTTAATACTGCTTCAGGTAAATGGGAAGTAGACCTTGCTGACTTAGTAAAAGATGGTTCAGGTTTACAAGTAGACCGTAATGGTAATATCTCTGTTAAACCAGCAGATTTAGTAGATGGTGAAACTCTTCGAGTAAACCCTACTTCAGGTAAAGTAGAAATTGACCCACGCTATACTCGTGACCAACTTGCTGCAGCAAATGGTTATACTGACTCTAAACTTAGTGAGTTAGAGGCTAATGGTGCACGTGTACATGTTAAAGGTCCTATTACTGGTAATGGTAAAAAAGAATCTCCATTAGGTTTAAACTTAACCGAAGATTTTGTAGTAGATGCTACCGGTAAACTTGCATTAAATGCAGTAGCTCCACAAAACTTAGGTAATACTTCCATTAGTGATGTTAAGTATAGACTCGGTTTCCATACTTTTACCGGTATTGTAAATACTGATTCTCATGTAGGTTCATTAGGTTTACCGACAAACTTTGAAGGTACTGAGCATGAATTACCAATGGCAAATTCATGGGAAAGTTATTCAGCCCCTCAAAATTATGACTTTAACGGTTATTACATTGCTTCTGGTTCTGAGCTTAATATTTGGGTAGCTAATGGTGACTCAATGTGGTCTATTTCTAATGACTACGGTATTAACCCAGATGGTACATTGAAAAATCCAACTGCATGGGGTAAATGGCAAAAAATTGATAATGCCGGTGCTGTTACTAACGAAATGATTAAGAAAATGCAAGAGCAAATTAATGCATTAGGTGCATCAAATACTGCTCAAGATTCTGAAATCAATGCGTTAAAAGCTAAAGTACAAGCTTTGGAAGCCAAGAACAATGAAACTTGTAAAATCCCGTGCAAAAATGTAGATACAAACTATACCGTTGTAGATACTGATAACACTATTATTACTACAAATACTTCGCCTATTACGATTACATTCCCTAACAATATCCCTGTAGGTAGAATGTTTACCATTATTCAAGCAGGTAATGGTTCAGTTACTCTTGCTAATGGCGGTAATAGAGTGTTTGTTAAACCTCGTAATGGTAGTTTGGTTCTTGGCGGTCAAGATGCTGCAGTTACAGTATTGTACGAACTTGGCGGTGTAGTACGTATCTTTGGTGATACCGTTCCTGCATAGGGGGTTATATGCAATGCAATGTAAATTGTGGATGTAGTTACTTAGTGGGAGTGTTTAAAGGTACTAAGAAAAAAGTAGTACCACCTCCACCTCCACCACCTGCTCCAGTACCACCAACACCTGCACGTGAACCAGATAGAATTGAATGGGTTACTAAACGCTATGATATTCCATGTGCAGAAGTAACTTATGAGGTTAAAAAGGTTAATGGTGTTGAAACAGGTGAAATGCGAAACACTAAGAATATTACTTCAGATACATATACTTCTAGAGAACAATTACGACCTCGATATTATGGGGATAGATGGACAAGAGATAAAGTCACTACTTTCAGACGTTGGTATGTAAACGGTACACAAGTATGTGTAGAAAAAGTAGGTGAAACTACTGAAAATGTTGATTATGAACCATATCGTTCAGAGCATAATGCAAATGACCCAGATAAATCTAACAATTCTTAAAGAATTAAAAGACTATTTAAAGTCATATAATGTAGTGTATGTAGGACTTGTTGGTTCTAGGTATTGGAATACTGAGACAGAAAACTCAGATTGGGATTTTGTAGCAATAGTTCATAGTGATGCTGACTTATTTGAAAGTATCAAAGAAGGTAAGCTTAATATACATTTTTGGGGTTATAACAACGTAAGAAATGCTCTTAGTGTAAGTAATCCTTTAGCATGGGAATGGACTAACTATTCGTTCCCTGTATATGGTGAAAGACCTGATATGAACTTCTTAGTAGATAAGGATAGACTGGTTCAAAGAATTAAAGAGAATACCTCTAAAGAATTTGATGGACAGCAACTATCTTATAAACAATCTAACTGGAAGAAACGCTACGAGTATTTTGTAAAATTATTAGAAGGTAATTATGCAATTTTTTAAATTTAAAGATGCAATTCGTTCTTGGTCTAACTGGGTATTAGCAGGTGTTGTTGTTACCCCTATCCTTGATGCGAATGTACAAGCGGTAGCTGATTTACTACCTGAACAGTGGAAACATTGGTTTGTTACTGGTCTTGGTTTAGTTGGATTAGTTGTACGTCAAATTAAACAAAAGTAAGGAGAACTTATGTCTTGTTGTGTTCCTTGCAAAACTGAAACTGTTTACGAAAACCGTAAGCAGGAAAAGAAAGAAGTGGAAGAATGTAAAAAACGTTTAGAAGCTACTGAAGAAGAGCTTAAAAAAGCTCAGGCTGAAGCTCAAGCAGCAAAAGATAAGTTAGAAGAACTTAATTCTAAATCTCATTGCTGCCCTACTGTAGATATTGAATCTATCTCTAAAGTAGGTAATGAAGCTTTAGTGACATTTAGCGATGGTACTTATATGACAGTACCACTTGAGCTAACTCATGGATTGGATGCAGAAAAACCTCTTAGCATTATGGCTAAATTATCTAAGCGTATTGACGATTTAGATGATGCAGTTAAAGGTTTATCGGATAAACTAGATGCTCAATCAAAACTGTTTGTGAAACTAACAGACTTAGTTAAAATTAACAGTTGTGGTGAAGAAGCTCCATTCTTAGGTGTAGATGTTAAAGTTGCAAAAGAGGTAGCTGATGAAAACAGTTAATCTAAATATTAATGGTTGTTTACCTCAAGTACATGATGGTCGTGATGGTATAGATGGTAAATCTGCTTACCAACAATGGCTAGACTTAGGTAACAAAGGTACAGAAGCTGATTTCATTAAATCTCTTAAAGGTGCTGATGGTATTATCGGTAAAGATGGTACTGAAGGTCCTAAAGGGGATAAAGGTGAAAAAGGTGATAAAGGCGACAAGGGTGATACCGGTGCAACTGGTCCAATCGGTCCACAAGGTTTACAAGGTGAAGTAGGTCCTCAAGGTCCTCAAGGTGTTGAAGGTCCGAAAGGTGAACGTGGTGATATGGGTATCCGTGGTCCTGTTGGTCCTGCTGGTAGTGTAGGTAAGTCTGCTTATCAATCTTGGTTAGATAATGGTAATACAGGGACTGAAGCAGATTTCCTAAATTCATTAAAAGGACCAAAAGGTGATTCAGGTGAATCCGGTAACACAGGTGATTTCTGTACTGCATTCGATGCTCTTCCTGAAGTAGCATGGAAAAAAGGTACTACCATTATTGCAAAACAAGATGGTGCATGTGTACGTTTAGCAGCATTAGATTCTATCTTCCAAGAAATCGGTGTAGGTATTACTACAGACCAAACCAACGGATTTGTAGATGATAATTATCGAGTGGTTGTAACTGTATCTAATACTGGTGAAGGTAAGAACGAATTAACAAACTTAAATATCGTAGGTCCAGCAAATACTGAAGATTACGAGATTAAAGATGTGAGCTTTACTAAATCTGAAGCAGATGAAGTTGAACAAGTCGATAATTTAACTTATAACATTCATGGGCTTAAAAAAGGCGGTACTGTTAAAGTTAAATATACTGTAGTTCCAAAAGTAAAAGGTACATTCCAATTTACTGCTGCAGTGAACCCTAATTCTGCATTAGATAAAGATTTGGGTAATAATAATGCAACTATCATTTTAAAAGCTGATACTAAAACAAAAACAGTTGAAGTTGGAGAAAGCTGTCCAGCAATCACCTTAACAGAGAAAGACTCTAATACAGTGTTAGCACAAGTTGAAGGGACTTTGAATACTAGTAATGGGCTTGTACAACTAGCACTTGAGTACAGAGATATTGGTAGATTAAAAACCATTAATATGTTCACAGCACGTAATACTTTAAAAGGATTAGTGTTGTCTAGTAGCACAGAAGTTACAGCTATTACCAACGGTGCTAAAGGTTCTGAAACCGATCAGAAATATGGGATTGGTTCTGATAATGGTTCTTTCTACTCTAACCTAGTAAATAGTGTAAGTACTGGTAGTGGAACAGCTTCGATTTTAAATCCTACAGCAGTACATGCTACTACAACAAACTCTGTAAGTGTTAGTGGTACTGAGATTACTGTTACAGAAGATGTGACAGAACTATTACTATTGATTCGTCCTCGTGGTGCTGAGTGTTATTGGCAAGCTTATTTATTGCTATCTAATACTGATTCTACTGTTGAAAAAATTAACGTTACAAACTTAACAGGTGGTACACTTTCTGTTTCAAAAGCACCGAAAAGTAAATCGTCTGTAACTAATCAGTTGAATATAGTAGGTACAGGTTTGACAAATTTTTCAGTAGTTATGAATGGTTATGTAGAAAAACAAATTGTTACTGTTAAAAAGGGTACTGCAGCAACTGCAACTCTTGATTACGGTAACTTAACAAAATTCTACTCATCAGGTCTTGTAGAAATTACAGCAAATAGCTTAACAGTATCTACAGAAGCAACACCATCTGATAGTATCCGTTCAACCTACTTAGATGTAATCATTGAGGAATAATTATGGCATATACTCAATCAAGTTGTGGATGTACTAAACCAGAAGAAACAGGTAACCGTTGCTCTTTACGCAAGATTAAAAGTATTGCGAAATCAGGTGACTACGTTATTGTTACATTTGACGACTGTACATTCTTAAAAGCTAGTTTCAATGTAGTAGATGATACTTTTGGAGGTACTACTTTACCTAAACTTCCAGAAACAGATACTGAATTGAAAAAAGAAGTTGATAGCTTAAAAACCAAAGTTGATAAGCTTGGTTCAAAAGAGGACAAAGATACTGTTTATGATGATTCTGCTTTAGTTAAACGTATTGAAACGTTAGAAGCTAAAGAAGATAAAGATACAATCTTTGACCCAACAGAATTAGTAGAACGTACTGCTAAAGTAGAAGCTCGTGTTCAAGCTTTAGAAGATACGCCTGCTGGTGATAAAGTAGATACTACTCAATTTGTTCGTAAAGACGAATTAGTAGATGTACAAGACTTTGAAGGTAACACTTCATTCCGTGCTATTCCACCTATTCCACATAGACCGGAAGCAGCATAATCTCGTAGCCCATTAGGGCTACTTAACTTAATCTAAAATAGGAAAAAACAAATGGCAGTTATTCAACTAATGCATAAAAATGAAGTTGGTAAAACAACTGAGGTAGTAGACGGTCACGTTGAAATTAAGATTAACAACGAAGGTAACGTTAAATTTGAACGTACTGAAACTGGTTTAAAAGGTGAAGTTGCTTTACCTGAAGCCAAAGTTGTAATTACTAAAGTAGAAATCGTAGATGGTAAAATTAAAGTTACCAAATCAGATGAAACTACTGAAGAATTACCATTACCTGCACAAGCAGTTGATGTTAAATTACAAGGTGCTGAATTAACTGAAGATAACAAATTAAAATTAACGTTATCTAACGGTGATATTCTTGAAGCAGACTTAGCTAAATTTGTAGATGCTCCAAAAGCAGCTGCAGATTACTGGACTGAAATCAAAGCATTACCTGATTTCAAATCTACTGTTGTTGAATTACTTAAATCACCTGAAGCTAAAGCAGCATTGCTTGAAGTTCTTAAAGGAGATGAAGTACAAAATCTTAGCGGTGAAACTAAAGGTTACTTACTTGCTAAATAATCTAATATGGGGGAGCAATCCCCCTTTGGAGTATAAATGAAAGTAGTACAAGACCTAGACTTACATGATGAAGATTTTATTGTTGAGAACAATAAAGTACGTACTCGTAAAGTAGTTAAAAGTTATAAATTAGACTTTGCAGTAGGTAAAGATATCGTTACAACAAATAATCCTGTGGACTACGACAAACAAGAACGCAGACAGCTTACTGTTATGGATGGTATGGGTAAAATCCACATAGACATTAAAATGGTTAAAACTATTGGTCCTCGTCAAATGTTGCTTAAATTGCCACCTGATGCACCTAAGAACTTAGAATTGATTGAAACTCAACTATGGGATGGTACTTCAGTGTGGTTAGATAAAGGAAGTCCATGGGTTATGGGTAATGGTCTAAAAGCAGGTCAAAGATATATTTTTGATTTAATAGGATTCTTCGGATAATGAAAGTAGCAGAAATCTCAGAACTTCACCCTTCAGATTTTATAGTAGAAGATGGTAAGGTTCGTGTACTTAAAGCATATAACTGGTATATGGCAGAGTTTGCTTTAGACAAAGAATTTATGACTACTGAAAATCCAAGGGCTTATCTAGACCCTCAATACAGAATGTTATCTGTATTAGACGGTACAGGTAAAACACATTTAGAATTTAAGGTACTTAAAGATATCCCTGATAGTTCAGTAATCTTTAAACTACCTGAAGACGCACCGAATAATCTAGACAAAGCGAGTACTCAAACTTGGGATGGTGGATTAATTTGGTATAACAGTAATAACCGAAATATCTATGGTAAAGGTTTAAGGGCTGGACGCTCTTATGCTGTGGATTTAGTAGGATTTTTTGGAGATTAATATATGGCAGAAAAAATTGTATTTGGTGCTGATATTGATAACGTAACCCTTAAAAACATTGATGGTAAATTAACAGCAATCGTAGATGTAGAAAATGCTGAAGATGAGTTTGAAGTAGTCACTGATTATGTAGAACCTCAAGAAGATGACGACTATTATGTAGGCTCAGTCTTTGCTAAGTTCCGTCATAAAGCTACTCAGCTTTTAACTGACGCTTATAAGAAAGAGAAGAAACCCCGCAGTGCACCTGTAAATGAAAGCTTGGATAGACAAATTACCGCATTAATATCTGTAAGTAGTGATAATATTCGCATAACCCCAGAAGATGTAACCGGTTCTCCTGTTTCCAATATAGACGGTAAACGCATAGGGTATTTGGCGTATAATTCCACTAACGTTTCTATAACACTTAATAAAAGTGACTATTCAAATGCTAAAGCTTTTAATGAAGCTTTTTCGGGTAAAGCGTTTACAGTAACTACTAAGAAACGTTATGCGGAATCTGAAGGTCATCCAGTAGTTAAACCTACTGAAATCCCAGTAGCGTATCCTACTCTTCCTTATGTAGAAAAGACACTAAATCCTACTACATCACATGATAGTTATACAGTCGGTATAGATTTATCTTTGATTGATGGTACTGAACCTGCTAATGTAATACAAAATATTAGACTAATCGAAGAGGAAGGTAAGTCAAAAACTTTCACAGTTCATTACACACTTAGAAAGAGAGATGGTCGTGAATTAACAGGAACTCATACATTTACGGGTTGGTATAGCTTTGACCGTAGAGAAGTTGCAGATTACGGAAATGATGATAGCGTTACTTATGAAAAATGGGAATTTGAACCATTTGTGCTAGAAGGCTTTTATGCAAAATTTACCGTAAACCCTCAACCATACGTAGAAGGTACTTTGTAAGGAGTAACCTATGAGAATCCTAAAATGGCTATACGGAGTTGATACACGCAATGTTCGTATCTATAACTTAGGATTCCATTTTATATGGTTCATGCTTTGTGTGAGCCATATCTTTGGAATCATTGAAGTAGACCTACCTAATACATTTGAACCAAAATTTACTACGGTGGTTTGGTTGTTATTAGCTTGTCTACTTACCAGTGTTGTAAGTATTGCTCCGATTTCTTACTGTAAGAATCGAGATTTATATAAATATATTTCTCTTTTACTTGGTGCGTTAATCGAATTTATTATAGCTTATAAATATGTAACTATTTATCCACCATTGAACCCTATGGTAATTGTTTCTACCTATTTAGGTTTCTGGTTCTTAGGTGGAGCTTTATTCGTCAAACAAGATAAGAAGGTAAATCATGGAGCTACTAACTGAACACTTTCCGCTTGTTATGGTTATAAGCGGTAGTTTCCTTGGCTCTATTAAATCCTCAATGGACGAAAATAAGTATACTTTTAAACAAAGATTAGTAAATTTTTTGATTGGTGTATATTGTGGCATCTCTTTAGGATTAACCTATATGACTACAATCGAAACTGGTTATCTTGGTTTGATAGCTCTTACTGGTGCAATGATTGGAACAAACATTCTTGAAGTGATTTCCGACTTAGCTCCAGAATTAGCCAAGAAATTCTTAAGGGACAAATTTAAATGAGTTTTAAATTAAGTAATAAATCTCTAAGCAAATTAACCAATGTTCATCCTGATTTGGTCAGGGTAGTAAAGAAAGCTATTGAAATCTCTACTACAGACTTCTCAGTTACAGAGGGTGAACGCTCATTAGCACAACAACAAGCTAATGTGAAGAAAGGCGTAAGTCAAACATTAAAATCCAAGCATCTTAAACAAGAAGATGGATATGTACATGCGGTAGACTTAGTACCTTACCCTGTAAACTGGGACTTGAACGCCTTCTATCCTATTGCAAATGCAATGCAACAAGCAGCAGAAGCTCTAAACGTTAAAGTACGTTGGGGTGGATGTTGGGCATTACTAAATGGAGATAAACGCTCTCCAATGCGAATGGTGAAGGAATATAGCGATGCTAGAAGACAAGTGGGTAATAAAGTATTTATTGATGCCCCACACTTTGAAATCGTTAAATAATATTATATCATTTACATTGGTTCAAAAGAGCCAATAAACAGAAGGAAAAACAAATATGGCAATTTTACGCTATGAAGAACGTGTACGTATCGAACGTGCAAATGGTTTACGTAAACCAGACCAATGCGTAGAAGGTGGATGTGGTTGTTCAGTTTACGGTAGTGATGAAGCTTATAAAGGCAAATCATTCTCTGATATCGCTGCTACCCCTTTACGTCAAAATGCAGTGTGTCCTCATCCTAAAATGGTTGTACCTGTTACTGGTGCATTTGTTGTGGAAGAGCCTGTTAAAGTATTTAAACCAGAATACAAAGACCCAGCTTACCAATTAGTAGATGGCAATCCTTGTGACGGTCGTTTAATTGGTGTAGTAGAAACTATCTCTGATTCTGACCGTAGTACTGTAACAGTTAAACAAGCTCATACTGTAGTTACTCACGATGTTAAAGTTGAAGATACTGCATTCGATGAACCTAATGAACGTCCTGTAGTAACTTCTACTATTAAAGCTGATGCTGAAGCAACTCAACCAGTTGCAGTAAATGGTACTGAAGCTGAAGAAGTTCCATTATCAGAAGTTTCTGATGGTGAAAATTCAGGTCGTAAACCACGTGGTAAAAAAGCAGATAAAAAACCTGCGGCAGCAGAAGCTGCAGAAAAACCTGCTGATAAACCTGTTGCAGAAACTCCAGCAGCTCCAGCACCTGCAGAAGGTAATGATGCTGTTGGTAATCAAGGAAACGGTGACCACCTTTAATATCTAATATAGCCCTAGCAATAGGGCTATTCCTCTAAGGATTGTTATGCAAGATAATACAAATGTTGAAAGTAGCACTACAGACAAGGTACAACAGTTAATATCTGTATTGTCTGGTAGAACTGCAGAAAAGCTAACTAACTGGAAGAAAGAACCTAAAGTTGAAGACCTTATGGGGGACTATAAACAAGCACTCCCTGCACATAAGTATCACATTAGTCGTATTCAGAACTGGCTCAATCTGCTTAATCCAATTACCGATAAAACTAAAATCAAATCCGGTAGAAGTGGTGTTACATCTCGTATGGCACGTAAGCTTGCTGAATGGCGATATAGTGCATTAGCAAGTGCTATCTTAAATGAACGTAACTTATTCCAAGTTACAGCTTCTAGCCCTAAATTTATCGAGGCTTCTTTCCAGAATACTCTGGTTCTAAATTACCAATTTAATACCCTTATTGATAAAGTACATTTCATTAATACCTTGGTTCGAACTATGGTAAATGAAGGTACTGCTATTGTTCGTGTAGGTTGGGAAGTAGAACAACAAACCAAAGAAAGAGAAATCCCAGTATACGAATACATCGAAGCAGATGAGCAAGGTACTATGCTTATCATGCAAGCATTAGAACAGATTAACCAAGAACAACAACAAACTGGTGTTACTGATAGTGCAGAAACAGAAACCTTCAAGAATGCTCCACCAGATTTACAAGAAAGCTTAAAAGCTACTTATGAATATGGTATGCCGGTTATTGCACAAGATACAGGACAAACTCAGATTATTTCTGAAGTTGTATCTACTAAAAATAGACCATCTGTAAAAGTAATTAATAATGCTGATTTAGTGATTGACCCAACATGTGAAGGTGATTTTTCTAAAGCTAAGTTTGTTGTATATAAGTACCAAACTGATTTATCTACTCTCCGTATGATGAACCAGAAAGCTCCAAATACATACAATAACTTAAAATCACTTGATGCAGACTCTCCTGTAGATTTAGGTGATATTAATACTCTTGCTGCACTTCCTAATGAAGTATTTTCTGACTTGTTAGATAACAACCAGAACATTGAAAAAAGTTTTAAATTTAAAGATGAAGCTCGTAAACAAATTACAGTATATGAATATTGGGGATACTGGGACATTGATGGAACAGGTATTGCTCAAGCTATTTGTGCGACTATTGCTGATGGTAAGTTTATTAAACTGGAAAGAAATCCATTCCCTGATAACGAATTACCTTTCGTAGTTATTCCATATTTACCAGTAAAAGAATCTGTATACGGCGAACCAGATAGTGAATTAATCCAAGATAACCAACAAATCTCACAAGCTCTAACAAGAGCTATGGTAGACATTAATGCTCGTTCTGCAAATGGACAAGTAGCTATGCCTAAAGGATTCTTGGATATTGTAAATAAACAAAGATTTAATCGTGGTGAAGACTACGAATACAATCCAGTAGCTCATCCTGCAGAAGCTATTTATATGCATACTGCAAACGAATTACCTCAATCTATGTTGGCTTTCCAACAAATGCAATATGCTGAAGCAGAAGCGATTACAGGGGTTAAATCATTTAGTGGTGGTATTGATGGTAATGCTTATGGTCAAGTAGCTGCCGGTATGAGCCAAGCAGTAACAGCAATCAACCAACGTGAAGGTGATATCATGTTCCGTATCTCTAAAGGTTTAGAGAAAGTTGGTAACAAGATTCTTGCTATGAATATGGAATGGTTAGATGAAGAAGAAGTTATTTCACTTACTCAGTTCCAATTTGTTACTGTACGTAGAGAAGATTTAAAAGGTGATTTCCACTTAGCAGTTAGAATTAAATCTAATAGTGAATCTGAAGGTAAAGCTCAACAACTTACTTTCATGGCTCAAACATTAGGCGAAGCTGCAGATTGGGGATTACGTAAAATCATGTTGATGGAGATTGGTCAGTTATATAACTTAGATACATTTGTATCTGCTATTAAAGACTATGAACCGCAACCTGACCCAATTCAACAAGAGATGGCTCAAGTACAACTTGAACTTGAAAAAGCTAAACTTGCTAAAGAACAAGCGGAAGCAGAATACTATCAAGCTCGTTCTGCATTTATTGATGCTCAAATTGGTAATACTCAAGCAGACACTGACCTTAAAGCTCTTGACTTTATGGAACAACAAGAAGGTGTTAAACACGCTCGTCAAAGAGAGATTGTTCAAGCTCAAGCAGAAGCTCAAAACAAAGGTAAGATTGCTACTGAACTTCTTAAAGGACAAAATGCTTTACAAAAAGCTCAAATGGACAACGATACTAAACGTGCAGTAGCTGATGCTAAAGGTGAAAGCAAAGATGGTAAAAAACCTAAAAAGCTATCACAAAGAGCCCAAAACCGTGAAAATGCTAGACAAGCTCAAAATAATTTAAGAAAATTGCCGAATCCTGAACTAGGTGCAGTTCCAGATGGATTATTCAAAGCAGACGGTTTAGGTAACTATATTCGTGGTGATGGCAATACTGTTCAGAACCAAATCTAATAGACTAACATAAGAGGACTATAAAATGGTTGATACAACCCTTATTGAACAAATCGAACGTGAAAGAAAAAACCAAGAAGCTATTCTTGCTCGTGCAGAAGCACTATGGCGTTTGATGCAGAATGATGACTTTAAATTAGTATTCCGTGATTACTATCAAGGGTTATATCTGCAACGTATTGTTAAAGAAGATTTAGCTACTGCTACAGCAGAGATTACTAAACAATCTGCAGTAGACCGTATTAAATCCATTGGCTTATTTGACCAGTTCATTAAGCAATTAGATGCTGAAGGTGTTTATGCAAAATCCTTCATGAGTGCTTCTGATGAAGAGTTAGTAGAAGCTTATAATCGTCCTGACCTTAGAGGTTAATATGGTAGACATTACAGTTAATCCATCTGGTAAATTTGGCATAAGCCTGCTTACTAAAGATAATCTTAAGGATAGAATTGATAAATATGTTTCTATTGAAGAATATAAAGATAATCCTTTTGAAGGATATGAAGCATTTTTAATTAATAAAATGTTTCATCTTCGTAAAATTTTAAGAGATGCTAGAAGCTATGCTACTATTGATGATGATGTACCGGTTAGAGATACATTTCGTCAATATTTAAGTGGAGAAGTTAAAGAGCAAATCAAGCGTTTAGAATGGGCATTAACATTCCATAGAGAGTACAAAGAGACTCTTGAAATTTATACTAAATCTAAACCAAATATTGCTCAATGTAGAGAGCTTTTACATAATCCACATGCATGGACTGAAAGCGGATACTTATTAAAACCATATGAAGAGTTACTAAAATGACTACTGAAAATACTCAACCTCAACAAGAAGTACAAGTACAAGATAATTTAGACATTGGTTCAGTACTTGCAAGTGCTACCGATGAACAATTAGAACAAGTAGATACTTTTGAAGAGTTTATGGCTCAACAAGGTGTACAACCTGAACAACCTAAAGAACAGGAAAAAACACCTAGTGATAACCAAGTTCCAGAAGAGACTACTAAAACTTCAGAATCTGAACCAGAACAACTAACTGGTGAAGCAACTGAAGAAACTACTGAGCTTACTGATGCAGAGTTCAGACAACTTGTTACTGCAAGTTTCAGAGCAAATCATCAGGATGTACAAGTAGATAATCCTGACGACATTAGAAAACTAATGCAATTCGGTATGAACTATCACAAGAAGATGGGTGAACTAGCTCCACACCGAAAAATTTTAAAATCGTTAGAACAAAATGGTTTACTAGAAGCAGACAAGATTAACTTCGCTATTGACCTACTTAAAGGTGACAAAGCAGCAGTTGCTAAGTTCCTTAAAGACCAGTCAATCGACACTTATGAATTGCCTGACTTAGAAGAAACCCCGTATCAACAAAAAGACTATTTACCTACTGATGAACGTGTAGCTTTTGATGAAAAGACACAAGAGTTACAAGGTTCTGAAGCTGGTCAGCGTGTATTAAGTTATGTTAAGAATTTGGACCAAGATAGTTTCTATGAAATCTATACTAATCCGGTTATTTTAGATAACTTACAACGTCATGCTGAGAATGGTTTAATGAACGATACACTCGCTGTTCTTGAAAAAGAATATGCACTAGGTAAAGTTCCTGCAAACATTAAGCCTATTGATGCTTATGGTTTTGTAGCAGAACAACTTCAAAAGCAAAATCCAAGTAAGTATGAGCCTAATTACCGTGCTCCAAAAGTAGTAGGTAATAACTTGGCTCAGAACCAAGCACCTAAACAAACAGCTCCAAAAGCTCCGTCTAGTGCTGGTATTCCTAACAATACTCAAGCTCCACAAAGACAACAATCTTATAGTGGTATTGATGCGTTGTTGAATGCTGATGAAAATGAATTAGCTAAATACAACAGTTGGGAAGAATACTTACAAGCTAACAATATTAATTTTTAAGGTAACAAATTATGGCAGTTAATTCTCCAATCGACACTGCAACACAAGCAGATGTAAACACTATGGCTAATGCCCATGCTCCAAGTATTGGTTCACCACGTGCTAACTTATACAACGACCCACAAGGTCTACGTGGTACTCCAGTACAATCTTCTGTTGGTTCACAACAATATGAACGTATTTTCTACACTAAGAAAATCATTCCAGCATTAGCAAAAAAACGTAAATTTTCTAAATTAGCAGATACTATCGCAATGCCGAAGAATCAAGGGCAACGTATCCGTGCTGAAGTAGATATTCCTTTACTTCACGATGCTAACTTAAACGACCAAGGTATTGACGCACGTGGCGTACATATCCGTAATGGTAACTTCTATGGTTCTTCTAAAGATATCGGTAAAATCTTAGGTGCTTTACCTGTATTAACTGAAGAAGGTGGTCGTGTAAACCGTGTTGGTTTCTCACGTGCATGGACTGAAGGTACATTTAACAAATTTGGTTTCTTCTTCGAATATTCTCAAGATTTAGAGAATTTCGATTCAGACCCACAAATTGTTTCTCGTATGTATCAAAAAGCTATGGAAGCAGCAGAACAATTAACTGAAGACTGTTTACAAGCTGACTTATTAAACGGTGCAGGTACTATCGTATATTCAGGTAACGCTATCTCTGATGATACTATGGACCAAACTTCATTGATTTCTTACCAAGCGATTCGCCGTTTATCTCGTGCATTAGACGATAACCAAACTCCACGTGAAACCAAATATATCTTTGGTTCAACTAACTTAGATACTCGTACTGCAACTACTTACCGTACTTTATTCGTAGGTCCTGAAGTTCTTAATATCTTAGAACAAATGAAAGACCACTTTGGTAACCCAGCATTTATTCATGCTCACCAATATGGTGCAGGTATCTCTAAACTTATGGAAGATGAAGTTGGTATCATCGATAAATTCCGTGTAGTTTATGTAGAAGGTATGTTAGGTTGGATGGGTGCAGGTGCTGCAGCAGACCCACAATTCGGTCTTGCACAAGAAAATGGTAAATATAATATTTACCCAGCATTATGTATCGGTACAGATGCATTTACTTGTATCTCATTCGATGGTTCAAACGGTGTGAATAACAAATTCCAAATTCATCACCAAAAACCTAACCAATCTTACAGCTTGTTAGACCCATACGGTGAAATCGGTTTCGTATCTATCAAATGGTGGTACGGTATCATGTTTAAACGTCCAGAACGTATCGGTGTTATCAAAACTGTAGCTCCAATGTAATATTGGTATAACTCATAGGGGTTCACTCGAACCCCTTATTTCCTAGAAGAACAGAATAGAAGGAACGACATTATGTCTATTGAACAAACAAACTTAAACGTATCTACAGAAGATACAGAAATCAATGAACGTGATTATTGGAAAGAGCAAGCAAATATCCGTGGGGTATCTTATGCTAACAATATCCCTACAGCTAAACTAAAAGAGCTAGTACAAGCACGTATTGCAGAACAAGAAGCTGCAAATTCAGGTGGTACAAGAGGTCGTCAAAGTTTAGAGAAATTAGCACCAGAAGTATTACAGAATATCGACAAAGCTACTGCTTTAGTGCGATTCCAAATTAATGTACTTGACCCAAGTAAACAAGACTGGACTGCTATTACAGTAACTGCTGGTAATGCTAACTTCTCACCTATCAGACGTGTAATCCCTTTAAATGCACCTGTATGGCATGCAGAACGTATTCTTGTAGAAGTATTGAAATCTATGAAATATGCTCACCGTAAATCTGAACGTCATCCTCGTTTACGTCAGCATATTGATAATATGTCCAAACCAAAATACTTACCATGCTTTAGTATTGTAGAACTTCCTCCATTAACAGAAGAAGAATTAAAAGCATTGGCAGAACAACAAGCGGTAAACAATACTGGACAATCTGAAAACGATTAGTGACAATAGCCTAGTTAGTTTAAAAATTAGCTAGGCTTTTTTAATGGAGATTATATGACAGACCTTAATAAATTTTTAGGTACACCTGTTACCGGTATTGGTAAACAATATGATGTATCTGAATTTGCAAATAATAACCTTACTGGTAATGCTGTAGTCGATAGATTTATCAATATGGCTGGTGCTAAAGCCATTAAACCATTTGATAATGAAGGTAACCATATTGGTGCAGGCTATGAATTTGACAGAATAGTAGATGGTGATTCAGGTTTTGCTACTTCTGCTCAAGCATGTAAAAACATCTGGTTATGTGTACCAAATATCAATATCCCAGACAGTGTAAAGAATTTAGGTTTTGACCAAGAAGATGGTACAAAGTATAAATGGAAAACAGTTGAAGAAGTAAATAAGATTGCTGATGAAATTGATAATATTCCTGATGCTCATCAACTGGTTCAATTCTTATCAGATGCTTATAAACAAACTGAAATCTTTAACTTACTCCATCCTAAGTTACAGAAAGCTATTACAGATTATCGTGATAAGTATCCTCTTCGTACTATTGAAGATTATGCTGACTTATCTGCTTACTTGAACGCACCTTTCAAAAAACTTGATATTGAAGTTGCTACAGAAAATGAAGAACTCAAAAAGATTCTAGAAGCTTTAGATAAGCTTGGTTTAGAAGACCTAGATATTCCTTTAGTCAAAGTAGAAAACACTGACCTTACTACAAGAGAAGTAGATGGTACAGGTGTATTTGATTTCATTGGTTCAAGTGTTATGAACCAGTTAGAAATGATGACTAATAGAAATCTTATTTCTAAAGCTGATGTAGCAAATGTGTACTCTACTTTATTGGTTCAAGGCTTACAAACTTCTGCACAATATGCATTAGAGAAAGCTAATATCTTGAACCAATCATATGCAATGAGAGTTCAAGCTGTACAAGCTGCAGTAGCAGTATTACAAGCTAAAGCTAACATGTTAATGTTACCTATTCAGTTACGTTTACAATATGCTCAGTTAGAAGCTCAGCTTAAACAAGTAGAATTATTGAAAGTACAAACTGAACTTGAAAAAGAAAAATATCCTCAAATCCAAGCTCAAACTGATTTAATCTTGGCTCAAACTGATGCACAAAGAATCCAAAATGAGCATCTTAAAGAACAAGCTTATATCCTTCAAGAACAAGTTAAACAAGCCGGTATTGCTACTCAGCTACAAACATTGCAACTTGACCAACAAGCTCTTGCAAATAATAAACTTGTTGAAGATACCAAACTTACAGACGCTCAAACTCAGTTACAACTTAAACAGGTAATGTTAGCAGATGTTCAAAAAGTACAAGCTAAAGCAGCTATTAAACTCCAAGCACAACAACTTGAAAAAGAGAAAGAAGGTTTGGCATTGGTTAAAGCACAAACTGCTGCAGCGTATGCTCAATTAGCTGCATTAGAAGAACAAATTAAAGCTGCTAAAGCCCAATATAATGACCGTATTGATGGTAAACCTGTTGGCGGTGTATTGGGTGCTCAGATTGCTGTAAACAAAGCACAAGCTGTAGGGTTTGAACGAGATGGCTTTATTAAGTTTATGAACCAAGCACAATCAGGTTGGGCTGCGAAGAAAACAGCAGATATTGCTACTATGGCTCCATCTTCATACTCTGCACTTGGTATTGACCGTATGATGACATGGGCAGCACATAAAATGTTTAATATGCCTATTGATACATTTGCAATGCCAGATGGTTATGCAGACTATATTACTGATGATGAAATGGATGCTAAAGTTGCAACCAAAACATCAGCTAATAACCATAAATAGGAGTAACTAATGGGGTTAGGCACTACAAGGTATTACCACTATTTCACGCAGTATTCTGATGAAATCAATGGTAACTATATGTCAGACCCTATTGCTACTTATGCAGCAGCAGCCGTAGCAAAGGGTGATGATATTGGTTCAAGTGTTGTAGAAGCTTTACAACAAGGTAGAGGTGTACACCTTAGAAGATATTACCAATATGCACGAGCAAGATTTGGTAATAGATTTTGGAATTGGAATTTAAAGACTCTAACCGGTAATACTGCAGGTACAAAACTTGATAAGAAAATGGCTAAGATATTTATTCCAAGTTCTAAGCCATATACTTACATTGCATCTACAACACCTGAATACCATAAACTTGGTCCATACTTGAACCAACGAGTAAAAGATACTTACGGTATTGATGAATTTAATGATACTTACAATGGTAAACAGTACGAAGCTACTGCTGTAAATATGACTGATAAAGGTGCAACAGTACTTA